CTCATCGCCAGCACGAGCGAATGCTACGGCGACCCGCTCGAGCATCCGCAAAAGGAAACCTACTGGGGGTAGCGCCGCGCGCGATTTAAGACAGGTTTGCAATGAGGTAAGACAGAGCGGCGAAAACCCGAAGCCCGTGGCGAAAGAAAATGGGATGCATCAGCCGTGCAGGACTGTTGCAGCGCCGGCGCTTTAGGGCGTGCCCATGCGATTGTTGCACCACGCTCCGCCGCCGGCGAAGACTGACCCGGCGGCGATCCACGCCACGCAGGCGGCGTAGCTCACAGTTAGGGAGGCGGGCGCAGGCCCGGCTGGGACTGCGACGTGGGCCGAATAAACCAGCGTCCCGCTGGCGTCCACGGCCTGGGCTTCGACCGAGGAATACGGCGTGCCGGAGACGAAGGCGGGCGCATTCACGGCCACCGACGACCCGATGCCTGTGGTGGTCGTGATGGTGCCGCGTTCTACGGCGGTGCATCCATCATCGTAATCCGGTGCTCCATTCGACAATCCGTTTGAAAGGTCGAAGGGCGTGTTCCCGGTGTACCCACCAGTGCAATAGACAGTCACCGGCAGGACGATGACATGGCAGAGGCTTTGCAGCGACACCGTGGCTTTGCCCGTCACGGTCGGGCCGCCGGCACGCCAGGCTGTGACGAATACCGTGAAGGTCTGCCCCGGTTGGCCCGTGATCTCGAAGGTCTCGGCCAGCTCCTCGCCGACGATGGCCGTGGTGCGAGTGCCGGTGACAATGCCGTCCGGCGAGCCGTGCCGGAACGTCACGAACCAGATGTCGCCGGGCTTGGCCCCCGTCCAGTCGTTCAGCGTCGCCGTCACCCCAAACTCATTGGTGATGGGATCATCCGACGTGCAGGCGTCGGACGTGAGATTGACCGCCGTGACGGTCAGCGTCGGCTGCACAGTCGTCTTAGGCAGGCGTCGGCAGGCCGAGCCGTCCCAATACATCCCCTTCCCGCAGTCGTGGGAACGGCTCCCGTCTCCGCGTCCCGAGCCGCCACCGTAGCCGGTGCCATCGCCGCCGCTGGCGCCTCCGGATCCGCCACTGCCGCCCGTGCCGCCCGAGCCCGCGCCGCCGTCAGGCGTCGGGTTCAGCACGTCGTCATTGTCCTTCACCGGCGCGAGCGTGGTCCAATCCCCGGCCTCGTAGTCGGAGAGCAGCGCATCGAGGCTCTGTGCGACCCTGCTCACGCTGTCCGCCGGGGCGGAGTAGGTGTAAAGGCCGCGCGCATACGTCACCCACGCGAGGACGTGGGCCGCGGCGATTTGCTCCTCTGTTGGAGCGGGCGTCTGGAGTGTCACGCCCCCATTCCACACGGCACGGCGGATGGCGTGGCCGGCGCGGCAATACTTCGCTGCAACGAGCAGGCCCATGCGAGCGGGCGGAGGGTAAGCGAGCTTGGTCATTTAGGCGGGATTCGGGATGATGTCGCGTTCGATCTGGAAGAGGAAGTTCGCGCTGCGCGAGATGACCAGGACGGCAGCGCCTCCCGTGTCGTGCTCGTAATACGTCCACCGCACTTCCGCGATCGCGTTGAAGAGCGTCTTGTCGTCCGTCTCGTAGTCGCCCAGGGCATTCGCCACGTCCGCATCGTCGAGATCCACGAAGACGCGGAAGCCGCCGCCGAGCGCGTAGAACGTGCCATCCGTCACGTCGAGGATCTGCTCCGGCTCATACTGCTTGATGCCCAGCTTCATCTCCGTCACGTCCATGCTCACCGGCTGCCCCTGCTTGAGAAAAGTGACGGTCACGAACTTCTGCGACCCGTGCTTGCCGAAGAGCACCGCCTGTTTCTCGCCGGCCGCCGCGGGGGGGGTGCCCGCCAGCGTCCGCGTGACCTCGCCGGTCTCCACATCCACATTGATGCCCGAGGCGGAATCGATCGCAAATCCGCTGTCCTCGATGCCGATGGGCACCGTGAGCGCGGCAGAGGTGCCGTCCGCGTTGGTCGCGGTGAAGATGAGGGCGTAGAAGCCGGACGCGGTAAACGTCCCCCTGAGCACCCCGGTCGCCGTGTCGAAAGTGAGCCCGAGGTCCGCGAGCACGACGGCCATCGTGTCCGCGTCGTAGCAGGCGCACGTCCACACGGCCGCGTTGATCACGCCCGCGGAGATGTCTGTGGTGAAGTTGATGGCCGATCCGCCCGCCGTGGCGGCGAGCTTGAAGCTGTCCGCTGCGGTGTCCCGCACGTAGTAGGTCGTGCCCGTGGTGAGGCCCGTTCCGCCGGTCTTCGCGGTGAACTTCACGCGCGTGCCATCCGGCAGGCCATGCGCGACGGCATTGATGAGGTCCGTCGAGGCCGTGCCCGTGACGGCGATGACGCTGGCGGGCAGCCCCGTCGCCGCGAGCAGCAAGGCGAACGCCTGGCCGCGCGTGTAGAGATTGAACGAGGTGATCGGTGTGATGACGGGGACGGACATAATTAGGAGATGCTGAGGCCAAGGACGCCAGACTCGGGCTTGAGGAGCTGCCAGCTCACCCAGCCGCGCGCGGTGGGGATGCTGTTCTCGGTATCGAAGTCCATGAGCCGTCCGCGCAGGGCAAAGTTCGCTGTCACGGGTGCGCCGGCGTCGGCGTTGATGACCCGGTTGTAGAGCACGGCATTCGCCGTGATGGCGCTGGCGCTCCGCGCAATCACCGCGCCGATCTGATGCTTTGTGAGCGAGGGCGTGAGGAGGATCTGCTGACGCACGAGCGGCGCGGCGGTATCCCAGATCACATCGCGGAGGTTCAGCGCGGTGGCCACTGGCGCGAGCTTGAAGGTGTCGGTCGTCGCGTCGCGAACGACGTAGGCGGTGTTCGCCGCAAGGCCGCCGGGCAGCGTGGTGGTCGAGGACACCAGGATCACATCGCCATCCGCGAGGCCGTGCGCCGCGCGCGTGAGCACATTCGTGCTGGCGTTGGCGGTGAAGGTGCCGACTGTGCGCCCCGTCTCAGTCGTCGCCGTGTGCGTGCCGGTGCCAGTGGTGGTGATGTCAATCGCCGCCGCTGTCGGATCGGCTTCGCGCGGTGCGGTGCCCTTCTCGATCACGATCATCCACTGCGCATGGCTGCTTGCGGAGATGAGCTGGGTCGCGATCTCCATCTGCAAAGTCAGCGTCTTCCCCACGGCAAACTGGAGGTCGTTCACGAATGCGTCGAAGAGCAACACCTCGAACGGTTGCGGGAAGTAGCTGTCCGTCGTGCCGCGACGGCGGGCCGGCCAGATCATCCGGCCATCGCTCGCCACATGGCCGTCGTCCGCGACATGCGAGCTGCGGATGCCGTGCCCGCCGCCGGGGATGAGCACGCGGTCGCCGGTCTCATTGATCCACACGCTGCCTGCCGCAGGCGCGGGCAGCGGGTCCGGCAGCGTGACGACGGATGCGTCTGTCACCGCAGGCAGCATGAAGGGCGCGCGAACCGGGAGCTTCGCCGTGTCCATTTCCGTCGTAAATAGCACCGCCTTCTTCTCGGGAAATTCAATGGTGAACGCACCCTGCGCCAGCGTCGTGCCGGCGGCGACCGTCGCTTGCGAAGGCAGCAGCGTGTTGAGCTGCTCCAAGTTCGCGCCGATCACGTCGAGCGCCGCGATCAGCCCCGTCACCTGCTCCATGCCGATGGTGAGATCCTCCGCGAAGTCCGCGACCGTCTCCGCGCTCATCACGATCACGAGCCAGGCAGCAGCCGCCGGTGCGCCGCCGATCGCGGTCACAGTCACCTGGTTCGCGCCGTCAATCACCACCGAGTAGTGCGTGCCCTCGATGAGCTGCGCGCCGGTGAGCTGGCTGTTCACGAAGGTCCGCACCACGAGCGTATCGAGCCCGTGCGCGATCATGAAGCTCGTCGCCGAGCCGTTGCCCACCGTGGCCGGGTAGAAGTGCTGCCCGACCAGCGTCTGGCTGGCGTCGTAGGGCACGTAGGTCTTCGGTGAGAGCGCGCGCAGCCAGTCCGTCTGCGGCGTCTCCTCCAGCTCCGGCATGATGAGCGCCTTGCGGATCACCACGTCCTGCCGGAAGGCCACGATCTCGCTCGTGATCTCGTCTTCGGTCACGTTCAGCCGCACCTCCAGCGGCAGCGTCACCTCGGCGTCCGGCGAGTGGCGCAGGTAAGCCGCCAGCTCGTAGCGGTCGAGCGCGAGGGTAAAGGTGAGATCGCCCGGCGGGTTCGACGACACATGCACTTCGAGCAAATCCTGCGGCAGCCCTGCGAATTCGCCGACGAACTCGATGTTGCCCCGCTGGAAGAGCGTGCTCGTGACGGTGAAGCCGGTCCCGATCTTGTTCAGCGCCTCGGCCACCTGGTCCGGCCCGTCCGCGATGCTGAGCACTGCCGTCCGCGCGGAGCCGAGCTGGAGGTAATAGGTGCCGCGAAACTCGAACGGCACATGCAGCTCCTGGATCTCATTCCAGGTAATCGGCGCGGTACCCCCGCCGCTTTGGATTCGCGTGATCTCGGGCTGCGCAGGCAGCACCGCCTCGGACGCGCTCGTGAAGGCCACGGGCGTCTGCGTGAGCCTCAGCTCGTGGATCCATTGATCGTCCCGCTCGTAAGCCGTCACGCGACCGAGGCTCACGGGCCAGAGCCGGTTGTCCACGACCGTCAGCTCCACGTTGCCGCCGCCTGCGAAGAGCACGAGCAGCGAGCCGTCCACCGCCACCACCTTCGCCGTGCCATGCTCGGCGGTGATGTCCGTGAGCGCATTGATGGCCGCCTGCACCACGCTCGCCGAGGCATCCGCCTGCAGCAGCGCCGTCGTGTTCGCCTCGCTCTCCGCATCCGGGCCGAGCTTCAGCTTCCACGTCCCGCCGCGAGGCCGCGCGTCGATCCCGCCGATCGCGGCCTTCATGCTGTTCACCACGGGCGCAGTCTCGATCACCGCGCCGCCGGAATTCTTCGTGAGGCGCAGCGCGATGGTGATCTGCTCGCCAAAGGTGAAGGCAGGCGGCGACCATGTGCCGGTGCCCTCGCCTGCGGTCTTCGTGCTGAGATTTGCGGTTAGAAGGAAGTTCATGAGTTGAGCAGCGATGTCGGGAATGAGACGGCGCGGAAGGGAAAGGGCGGGTCGAGACGCGCCGCTTTCAGCGCCCTTGCAGCGGCGATGCGCTTGGCCTGCAAGCGTGCTGCCTTGTTCCATCCGTTCGCCTGTTTCGACGCGACGGGCACCTCGGCGGGAAACTCGCTCGTGGAGCCGCCGCCGGTCGTCGTCCACCAACTGCCCGCCATCGAATGCGCGGTGAGCATGTTCAGCGCGTTCTGCGTGAGATCGTTTGCCGCCGCCGAGTAGTAATTGACCGCGAACGATGCCACGCCGCCTGCGAGCGCCTGCCCGAGCGAGCCGAGTGCGCCGAGCGCGTTGTCGAGCTGCGGCACCTCCAGCGCGGTGCGCGCGAGATAGGTGAGGTTCCAGAAAAGCGAGTGCTGCACGTAGGGCACCCAGCGGACGTCCGGCTCACTGCCGGGCAGCGTGTCCGGCGGACTCACGAGATACACCGTCGCGATGCGCCGCTCGTCCCACGTCGGCTCCTCGTAGTCGCCGAGCAGCGGATTGATGCCCGCCGCGTCCGGCGGAGTCCACAGCGGCGTGGCAAAGACCTTCAGCCGGTCGCCCGGCGCGGCGCTGCGCAGTCCGAGCGTCTGCGATGCGTTGCTGATGCCCGTGACCGGCCCGGCGCCGTAGGTGATCGTCGAGGTGAGCGCGAGCCGGGGCTGATGCAGCACGATGTCCGCCGCGCGCAGCAGCCGGTTGCCCTTGGGCTGAGCCTGCTCAAACGACGCCACCGCGGACTCCGCGTTCGTGAAGCCATCGGTCACCGGCGTGGAGGAAGCACTCACTCCGAGGCGCTGGAAGAATGACGGCACGCCCGTGCCGTTGCCGCCGCCGCTGTCAAAGCCGAGCGCGCGGAAGGGAAGCTGGATCGGCGGATTGTTGTAGAGCCGCACGTCGAGCGTTCCGGCCTCCGGCACGTCGCCGCTCTCCCGCGCCAGCTCCGCCGCGCGCGCAATGTCCGCCGCGCCGCTGCGTGCGGTGACGAGGCCGTTGTAGAAGCGGCCCGCGAGCGACTTCACCAGCGCCGAGCGCGTGCGCACGATCGGCGCTTTGCCGTTCACGAATCCGGCGCGCACCGTCGCCACCCATTGCTTGCGGTCGCCGAGCCACCACAGCGAGGTCTGCCACGGATGCTGCCATTCCTTTCCCTGCCCGAGCGCCACGCTGAAGCCGCCCGGCCCGCGCGTGAGCGTGGCATTCGTGCCAGCGCGCGGCACATCCGACTGAGCACTGAGCACTGAGGACTGAGCACTGGGAAAAAACGCACCCATGTCAGTAAAAGAGATGCTGCGCCGATCCCTTGCCCGGCGCAGGCGTGGTGCGGTGATAGCGCAGGTTGAAGAACGTGACGGGATAGATGCGCGCAGGGCCGGACGTGCTCCACACGATGAGCGCGAGCGGATGCCGTCCCGTGGCCTGGCCAAAGAGCGTCGGCGCGTTGCGATGCACGACCTCGATCGTCACGCCATCCGCCCGCGCGCCAGTCGCATCGGCGAGCTTGCCCTCCTTGGTCGGCGTCACTTCGAGGCACACCCAGCTTTCGAGCGCCTTCGTGGCCACTGCGCGATCCAGCCGCAGAGTCGGCGGACCAAGCCGCTTGGCCGGGTCGCCGGAAATCGGCGTCGCCCTGCCGCCCTCGGTGATCGTCGGCTCGTAGCCTTCGGCCACGTCCCCGATCACCACACCCTTCGCGAGGCGCACGCCATCCTTGCCGACTAGCGCCGGACGCCACGGATGCGCGAAGCTGCTGCCGCCGCTCGGCGATCCGCTGATCACGAATCCAAACGGCGTGCTTGCAAGCCGCGAGTTCACGCCCGGCTGCGGGCGCGAGGACGGCGTGCGCTTCGGCGCATCATCAGGCGGTGGTGGCGGCGGGACGATCATTGCCGTTTTCCATAGACCGGCTCGGGCCATCCGCCCGGCCCGGAGAGCCAATACAGCTCGGTGATGTCCTTGATGGTGCCCTTCTGCCGCCACGGGGCCGGCACGGCGAGCCAGTTGCGATCCCCATCCACCGGCGGCGGTTCGCCGGGCAGATCCTTTGTCTCCACGATCGTGCCGTCGCGAGATGAGAATCCGGCGGGCAGCTTCTTCGCCGCGTATCGGAAACGATACGTGCCCTCCATTCGGAAGAAATCCTGCACGCCAAACATCGGGTTAGTCTTCGCTTGCGCGGTGCCGCCGCCCCATCCGCTCGCGATTCCCGTGATCGCATTGCCCACCGCAGCGGCCACGGCCGAGTCGGGAGTCTCCGTGGGCCAGATCACGCGCGCGCCGTCGTTGTCGGGGTAGCCGCCATAGGTGTCGAGCAGCTCCTGGAAGTGCCCGATGAGCTGGATGGGCACCTGCGCGAAGCCCGGCTCGAATCCGTAGTCCCGCGACTTTTCCCGGTCCTTGAACGTGACACTCTTTCCGTCCCCATTCACGCCCTGGAACGTCCACGTCGTCTGCATCGCGCCCTTGCTCGGCAGCGTCTGCTCGCCCACGAGGATCACGCCCTCCGGCACCTTCGGCGGCTCCGGCTTCTCGGTGAGCGCGGCCAGCGGCTCGCTCGTGCTCGGATCCCAGAGTTGTGAGAGGATGAGCACACGGATGCCGATGAGGTCGGTCGTGTCATTGACGATGGTGATCCGCTTCTTGTTGCCGTAGATCATTTGACGCTGTGGTCCTTCAGCCGGTTGGCACGATCCGTCTCATCCATCTTGGTCACGATGCGATCGAGCCGCTTCACCATCTCGCTTTCATTCGGCGTCACCTGTCCGCCCCAGCGCGCCGCCGCGGCGATGTCGCCCGCGCCGCTGCGCGCATCCACGAGCGATGCACCCGCCTTCACCTGCCGGTCGCGCAGGCTGTTCGTCATGTCGAGCTGCGCGGCTTCGTTCTGCTCCGCTTCCGACGCGCCCTGCCCGCGCATCTGCCGCTTCACGCCGCGCGCCTTCGCGAGGTAATCATCCATGAACGCCTCGCGCGCGCCGGACTGCGTGCGCTTCGATCGCTGGCGCAACGCATCGAGGCCGAGCCCGCCCTCCTCGTTCGCGAATTTCTCGCGCTTCAGCGCACGCGCCGTCTCGATGTCCTCTTGGGTCTTCTTCTGCTTCTTGTCGTCTTCGGTGAGTTCGCGCTGGCTCTCCCACGTCTGCTTGTTGCCAAACCACCGCAGCGGGTTATACCACCGACGCTCGCCCTTGCGCTCCAACTCGGCACGGTTGGCTGCGCGCTCTTCGGACTGCTGGGTCAGATCGTCCTCTTTCGATTGCGCCTGCCCGGAGGTGCCGCGCACGCCGGCCATCACCCCAAACTCGTATTTGCTCATCCGCCGCGCCGCCTGGTCGCGCAGCTCGATGCCGCGGCGCTCATGCACATCCTTGGAAATCTCCTCCACGAGCTTGCCCACGGCCACCGCGCCGATTGCCGCGACTCCGGCCATCATCCCCGGCCCGGCCATTCCTGCAAGCGAGCCGATGCCGCCGCTCAGCGAACCGCCCTGCACGGCTTGCATCCCGAGATTCATGCCGATGCGACCGAAGCGCTGACGTTGCGTCTCCTCCTGGTGCATCTCCCGCTTCACGGCCCGCTCATCCGCTGCCGCAGCGCGGTCCTCGGCGCGCTGCGAGCGCAGGTGCCTGGCCTTCTCATCGCGGGCGGACTTCTGCTCCGCCTTCTCCTCCGCGAGGAATGGCCGCTCCAGTCGGTTTGCCTCGCGCTCCCGCGTGGTCGCCTCGGAGCGCGCGGACTTCGCGCGCGAATCCTCAAAGCCGTATTTCTCGGCATACTTGCCTGCGGCCTTCCGCAGGTCTTCCGCCTCGATGCGCAGCTCGTTGATCTTCGCCTTCGTGCGATCGAGCGCGCCGGTGTCGGCCTCGGCGCTGATGCGCAGCTTCACATTCTCCTCAGCCATTGGATGCCTCCTTTTCTTCGTCCGGCATCACCGGCTGCAGCACGTCCCGCTGCGCGTAGCTCGCGCCGGAGGGCATCCAGCCGCGGTTGCGCTTGTCGGCGGCCAGCAGCGCGAACGCTTCACCCACCGGCGTGCTGCGCGCGTCGGTGCGCGACATGCGGAGCTGCGCGATGAGTGCGGCGTAGATGGGCAGCCAGTCGCCGAAGCCACCGGAGAGGCTCATCGTGCCACCGCCATCGTCGCACGGCGGATTCATCGGCAGCGACATCCCGAAGGCGGCGTCGATCGCATCGCGCATCATCACGCCCAGGCCCACGGCTTCCTCGGCGGAGAGATCCACCGGGCCGCAGGCAAAGGCATCCACCGCGTCGCTGATTTGCTCCGCCGTTTCGGGGAGCCTTCCCTCGATCAGCGGCGAAGAGCACGCATCGAGATCGATCCACGTCTGCATCGTGAAGACCAAGGCCCCCGCGCCCGGCGTGGCAAATGCACGCGCGATGCAGCGAGGCTGCCACGCACTTTGCTCCACCGCGGCAAGGTCCGCCGCGAGCGAGCGCAGTTGCTGTTCTTGGGCCTCAGTCATTGGACGTTGGACGTTGGGCGTTGGGCGTTGGGCGTTGCCGCTTAGTCGGTGTATGGCGGGATCCAGCTCGCGGAGATGGCGAACATCTTTCCGCGCGAATCTTCGAGCGTTTGCTCGCAGTCGGTGATCCGGTAGTCGCTCGCGTGTCCCGGTGCGCCGCCGATCGTCAGCACGTCAGTCGGCGCGAGCGCGTCGCCGGTGGCCAGCAGCAAGAGCCGGATCATCCGCTCATACGCGTGCCCCTGCGCGCCGAGCAGCTTGCCGTCCGGCGAAGGCTCGTCATCGGTGAGCTGGAGGATCTGTTCGATCGTCAGCTCATGCACGATGCCTTCGGCGTGCGTGAGGCCGTGCGTCGAGTAGGTGAGCAGCCCGGCGGGGAACACGATGCCGATGCCATCCTGCGCCGGGGTGAACACGCTCAGCGTCGCCGCGGCGGCGGCCGTGTTCGTGCTCGGCATGTCCGGGTAGTGCGTGGCGGAGATGCTCGCGGTCTTCGGCTGCATGAGCCGCCACGTCTCGACCGCGCGGCTCACGAGCACCTGCCCGCCCGATACGCCGTCCACGGTGATGGCGCATCCGTCGCTGATGTCGAGGAAGTCCGTCGAGCCGCTCGTGATCTTCGCGGTGAACTGGATCGCGGCCTTCCGCGAGTGGAGCACCTGGGCGATGTTGTCGCCCGCGGCGCCGGTGATGTTCTGCTTGGTCACGCCGTCGCGGTAGCTGTAGCTCTGGCGTTCGCCGGTGAAGAGGGCGGGCGCGGAGAGCGGGCCCCAGATGATTGTTTGTCCGTAGCGGTTGCTCATGGTGAGTGGTGATTAGTGACTGGTGACTGGTGAGTGGTGACTGGTGGCGAAGCCGCGTGGCCGCGTTTAACGCGGCTTTTACGCGGGGTTGTTGATCTGAAGGACTGCGTTGAAGACGACATCGGCGACGCGGAGGAACTTGCCGTCGTAGGGCATCCCGGCGGCGGAGGCCGTGCCCTCGATCATCTCGACGGGCCTGCGCGCGATCTGCAGCGGGTGTGCGAGGATGCCGGCGAGCGGATTGTCCTGCGCCTTCGGCTGCCAGTGGAGCGCGAGCGCGACGGCGTCAATCAGCTCGTAGGTATCCGCGCCGGTCGTGTTCATCTGCGGCAGCTCGATGATGCGCACGCGCACCTCGTAGCCGTCGAAGAACACGAAGGACACGCCCTGCACCGCGCTTGTCGGCACCGGTGGCATGACGAAGATGCACAGCCCATTCGTGACCGCCGCCCCGGCATCGAGGTCGCTCGCCATCTCCTTCTCACGCCGCTTGAGCACCGGCGCAGCGACCGGCAGCGCGCCCGGCGCTTCAAGCAGCGCAGCGATTGCGGACTGGATGTCGGCGGAGGCGTTCATGGCTCAGATTGCCTCCACCGCCTGCACGCTGCCTGCGGCGGCTACGGCGGCCTGCCGGGTGAGCAGCGCGGCGCGGGCAGCGCCGATGGCTTGGCCGTAACCGAGCACGAGCGCGAATGCCTGCGCGACGGTCATGTCGTGAGCGGAGCCATCGGCGGCGATGATGGGGCCGGCCACGGCGGAGAGCTGCATGGCGAGGAATGCGGCGCGGTGAGAGTCGTCGGGCTGCGCGTCTCGTGCGAGCTGGAGCAGCGTGGCGAGACCGGTGAACTTGGCGATGGTCGCATCATCTGAGCTGAGATGCAGCGAGCCGACGGCCACAGGGGCGGCGGCGGAGCGGGCGATTGCGGCGAGCTTCGTCTCGCGGGCGATGTAGAGCGCTCGCGGTGTGAGATGGAGCGCAGCGGCAAATGCGGCTTCGTTGGCGAAGTCAGCGCCGTGCGTGCTTGGCGAGACGGCGACGGTGGCCCCGGCCTTGGTGATGTAGCCGCCTGCGGCGGATGGAGTGACGGTGAATTTCATGGGTTAGGGATAGTTGGAATACTTCCACTTGCGCACGCAGGTGCTCGTCATCACACGGTTGGTGCCGTCGTAACAAACGGCCGCAAATACGCCGAGTTGGGGCGACCATGTGATACCTGCCCAACTGTTCGCAGCGGCTGCACTGCGCGAAGTCCAAGTGATGCCGTCGGGCGAAGTCATCACCCGGTTGGTGCCAGATTCGGAGATGGCGCAAAAGATACCGAGTTCGGACGACCACGTGACGGCTACCCAACTGTTCGCGGCGGCTGCACTGCGCGAAGTCCAAGTGATGCCGTCGGGCGAAGTCATCACCCGGTTGGTTCCGTCGCGCGACACAGCGCAGAATATACCGAGTTGGGGCGACCACGTGACGGCTGTCCAAGTGTTCGCGGCGGCTGCGCTGCGCGAAGTCCAAGTGATGCCGTCGGGCGAAGTCATCACCAGGTTGGTGGCGGCGTCGCGCGCCACCGCGCAGAAGATGCCGAGTTCGGGCGACCACGTGACGGCTATCCAACTGTTCGCAGCGGATGCACTGCGGGCAGTCCAAGTGATGCTGTCGGGCGAAGTCATCACCCGGTTGGTGCCGTCGCGCGCTACAATGCAGAAGATGCCGAGTTGGGGCGACCATGTGACGCCCCCCCAAGTGTTCGTTTCTGGCGTGCTGCGGGCGGTCCAAGTGATGCCGTCGGGCGAAGTCATCACCCGGTTGGCGCCGCTGAAGGCCACGGCGACAAACAAACCGCGCTCAGGCGACCACGCAATGTCATCCCAACTGCCAGAAGGGGTGCTGCGGGCAGTCCAAGTGATGCCGTCGGGCGAAGTCATCACCCGGTTGGTTCCATCTATAGCAACCGCACAAAGCAGCCCAAGCTCGGGCGCCCAGGCGATGCCTGCCCAGCTATTAGCTTCGGATGCACTGCGGGCAGTCCAAGTTGCGACGGCGCGGGTGGCTGCGCTGGCGAGGATTTGCCCACCCGTGGCCCCCGTGGCCCCCGTGGCACCCGTGGCACCCGTGGCCCCCGTGGCCCCCGTGGCCCCCGTGGCACCCGTGGCACCCTGCGGGCCTGTGATGTTCAGCGCGAACGTCCACCCGCTCTCGTCGCGGTGGTAGAAGTTGCCATTGTTCAGATCGACGTAGCCATTGCCCTCCGAGCCGATGAGATTGGTCGGCGCTCCGTAGCCGCTGAGAAAGTCCACGGTGTCGCCGATGCCCTTGTAGCCAGCCGCATTCCCTAGTTCTTCGACATCGGTGACGAGGAATGTGCCGGGGGGCAGGCCGTCGTAGTCGGCTTGCGTGACGGCATACTCTGTCCACTCTGGGGGCACGCCTCCGCCTGGGGAGTTTTCGCGCAGCGCCCACGTTCCATCGCCGTTGTAGCCACCGGATGTGGGCAACAAGCCGAGCGTGCTGCTCGTGATGGTGACCACGTTGCCCGCTGCGCTGGCGGTGCAAGTCAATCCGCCGGAGTTGATCGCAGATGAGAGAGCAGACGCGGCGTCCTCTTTAGTCGCCCCGGCATTACCGAGCGAGCACCATGCGGTCGCGTTGTTCTCGTCGGTCAAGCCCAGCTCGTAATAGGTCGCGTTCGCTCCCTCCTGCGTGACCGCGAGCGTGGCGTCGGCCTGATTGTCGAGGCCGCCCGCATCGAGAGCCCATGCGCTGCCGAGTGCGCCGGGGCTGGAGCTGGTGATGGTGACCACCGCGCCGGTCGCGGTGGCGGTGCAATTCAGGCCAGCACCCGTGATGGCAGCCGCAAGCGCCGTGGCCGCGTCCGCAGCGGTCGCGCCGGCCGTGCCGAAGTCCACGAGTGCCTGCGAGGAATACTCGTCGCGGAAGGCGATGCCGTAACCGCCCGCGTCGGAAGGCACCGAAGCATTGAACGTGACGGTGGCGATGCGAGTCGCGAGCGTGGCGAGGATGTCGTCCGGGAAGGTGACGGTGGCGACACGGGGCAGCGAGTCGCCGCTTTGCGCAATGATGTCGCCGAGCTTCCAGCCCTCATGGTCGGCGGTGTAGCGGTTTGGCACGCTGCGGCGCACGATGCGCGCGAGCAGCAGCGCATCCACTTCGGCTTCGGTGTAGTAGTGCGGGCCGCTCTGGCTGTTCGGGTCGGAGGGGATGACGCGCGATTGCACCGGCACGGTGAAGGACGGCGCGACCTGCATCTCGCCGGCCACCGTCCACGCGACTTCGCAGCCCATGTTCACGGTGCCCTTGCCCGCCATGAATGCGACCAGGCGCTCGTCGTTTGCGTCGAGCACGCCGGTGAAAGTGTGAGTGTTCTCGGCATCGAACTCGTCGAGATACGCCTTGAGCACAGGCGGCGTGGCATCGGTGCCGAGGCCCAGCTCAAATGCGGGCGATGCGCCGGGCGAGGTCGGGGTCGCACCGCGCGTCGTGGTGATCGTCACCGGCACGCTGGCTCCGGCTTTGATCGTGATGGCGCTCGCGAGCTTCGCGAGGCCGGTGTCGAGATCGAGGGTGATGTTCAGCATGGTCAGTTGAGCGCGGTGCGCAGGTAATTCTTGGCGCCGTCCGCGGCGGCGCGTTCCCATTGCGCCTCGCTCGGCAGGAGCGCGCGGTTTTGCGGCTGCGTGACGCTGCGGCGGAGCAGCCACATCACCTTGATCTGGTTGCCCTGGCGCATGGCGATGAAGCCCTTGCCCTTCGGAATGAAGAGGCCCAGCTCGGCCCAGCAGTCGCGCGGGGAGCGGCCCACGGCGAGGCGGTCCATCGGGATGGCGAGCGCCTTGGCGTTCACGGGCACGACGGTGATCGTGCGGAATGCGCGGCCCACGCCGGGCCAGTTCAGCGTGAGCGTCGCGGCATTGCCGTCGCTTGCGAGCGCGGCGGGAGATTCGGTGCGCTCGGCGGCGTGCTTGTAGAAGTTCGTCGGCGCGGCTCCGAGCTTGGAGAGCAAAGAATCCGGTGAACGCTCCAGCGCGCCGACGTGCGACGCGGTGACTTGCTGCACTTCCGTGCCCATCGCAGCGTGCAAATCAATCCGGCCCTGGCCGTCGAGCCCGCGCACGAGTTTCGCGATGGCTCCCTGCGGGTCGTAGCTGAAGGAGACGTGGACGTTCATTCGATGCCCTCCGTCATGGCCTTCATCCGCGCGCGGTGAACGGCCTGCACTTGCGTGGCGCGCGAGATCCGTTCGTCGCGCACGGCGCGCTGCGTGGCCTCGTGCTGCGCCTGCGTGCGGTCGAGGAATGCGCGATCGGTGCCGGTGTTCAGCTCGCGCTCCAGCTCGGCGCGCAGGTCGGGTGAAAGTTTCTCGAATGCGGCGCGCACTTCCCTCTCGCCGGGCGAGAGCTGTGCATCGGTGCGGCGCGGCGATTCATCGCCGGTGATGAGGCCGAGCGAGACGCACCGGTCGCGGCGCACGGGCTGCCACGCCATGCCGCTGCGGAATGCGAAGGGCGGGTATGGATTGCCGAGCGTGTCTGTGTAGTCGCCCGCGCCGTCGCCGAGCGCCTGCCAGATGGGTGAGTCTTTGCGAGCCACCATGTCCGGCACGGCGCGCACGCGCTCCAGCACGCCCTCGTCATTCACGGCCTCCGCGGCATCCGCCCAGCGCTGCGGCCAGCCGATGCTCTTGCTCTCCGGCGATCCGCGCGGCACGTCGCGCACAAAGCGCCGCACCAGCTCCCAGGCGGGATAGGCGCGCAGCGCGTAGGGCGTGTTGCCCGCGAGATGCTGCGCGTAGTTCGAGGCCATGCGCACATTCGTCTCGATGATGAGATCGAGCCGCTGCGTGCTGGAAAGGTCTTGCAGCGAACCGGCCTCGGCGGGCGGGATGTTCGCCATGTCGCCGGGGAAGCCGAGCATCGGATCGTAGCCGAGCTGCTTGAGCTTGCGCTGCAAGACCCAGCGGCCCTGCGCCATGTTCGTCTTGCCCGCGAGGATGTCATCCACGGCCGTCGCGACTTCGCTGAGGAATTCCGCATTCGTCACGCGGGCGGAGAAGATCGAACGGTTCAGCAGCTCGCGGGAGAAGCCGCGCAGCTCCGCGCTGCCGAGGTCCGTCTCGAAGACTTCACGCGAGCGCCACTGCTTGAGGGCCGAGGTCACGGTCGGCTCGCTGTCCACCGTCACGGCGTTGGCCGTCTGTGACTGGTCGCTGGCGTTTCCGGTGCGTTCGAGCACCGAAGGATCCGCTACGGCCGCGGCCATCGCGCGGGCCAGCTCCGCGCCGAGCGCTGGCTTCCGGTTCGCTTCGCGCAGCAGAAAGGGGAGCATCTTGCGCAGGTGTCCCAGGGCTTCGGTACTGCCATCGTGCAGCGCCGTTGCAATCGCGCTGCGCACGCCCTGCATGTCGTCTTCCCAGGACTTCGCACAGTCCGCCGCAAACTCATGCCCGTCGTCCTGCGCCGCGTTCGCGGTGCGAAGCTGCGCGAGCAGTGCCGCGGCCTCGGCGCGCGCGGCGGGCGTCATCAGCGGCAGGGCGATTGACGCGATGGACAAGATGGACGGACGGATGCTCATAGCCCGCTGGTCCTCCTGCGCCCGGTGAGGCGCGGCTCCACGTTCACTGCGGCAATCTTCATGCCCGTCTCGCTCACGCTGGCCTCGCTCTCCGGATCGTCGGCGCGTTCGACCTTCGTCTTGTTGTCCGAGATCGTCTGCAGCTCCTTGCGCGCATCGCGGACCTCATCCGTCATCGCGGTGGTGAGCGGGATCGGAATGCGGCCCGCGAGCGTGGCGATGGCGAGCAGCACGGCGACATCTTCTAGGCTGCCGGGGATCTTCGTCGCGTCGGCATCGAGCACATTGCCCGGCGCGACCGCACGCCGCACGCGCGCCGTCACCTTCACGATCGCCTGGTCAACCGGATCAATGCCACCCACGGCCGCCGTGCGGGCGCGATCGATGATCGCGCCGTGTCCGGCGGCCTTGAGGTGATCGGCAGTGATGGTGATCCAGCGCATCGGGAAGGTGATTGGTGACTAGTGACTGGTGATTGGTGGGCTCACTGCCGCCGCCCCGGTTTCCCGGAGCGGCGGAATGTGAGCCGTGTGGCTAGCTGGCGGTGACGCTGAGCGTGCGCACGCCGAGCGTGGTCGCGGTGAACTCGGTCTCGTAGCATTCCACCACGATCTCCCACTGCTTCACGCTGAGCTGGCGGACATAGACGGCAAACCGTCCACCCTGCTGCGTGTTGGCGATGGCCGTCTTGAAGTTGCTCGGGTCCACCGTGCTCGTCGGCGAGCTGGTGAAGAGGAGCACCTTCGCGCCGGTGATGCGGGTCTTGCTCGTGCCGCTCTGGTAGCGGGACTCGTCGAGGTAGCCCTTCAGACCTGCGATCTGCGAAGCCTGCACGACGGTCATCGCGCGGCCCGCCACGGCTTTCGCCGCGTTGGTCGCACCATACGTCTGGAGGCGCAGGAGCTGCGCGCCGAGGCCCCATAGGGCGCTGTTCGGCGTGATGCCGCTCGCGTCGCCGGAGATCTGCACCTGGTTGGCCAGGTCATAGTCCGGGTCCGCCGCGCCGGCGGCATCCCACACGAGCGGGACATCCGTGGCGGCGGCGATGGCGAGCGCATACTTGCGGCGGGCCGCGTTGCGCTTGATGCGCTGCATGAGCATCTGCGTGTAGAACTCCTGCCAGTTCGGCTGGTTCTTGATGCGGTCGTAGTCGAGCACGATGCGCAGTCCGCGATTGGGCACGGTGCGGGTCGTCTTCGACTGCGTGTAGTCCACGGCCTTGAAGTCGCCGCCGATGGCGCGCAGGTCGTCGTCGCCGTTCACGTCACTCAGGAATGCTTCCGCATTCGGGTAGGTGATGTGCTCGTAGCGTTCGCCGGTGCCGGGCAGCGTGGGTGCGAGGAATTCGCACAGCGCGTCGAGGTTCGCGGGGTCGCGCCAGCCGGTGGCGTAAGTAGTGAGCGGCTCGGAGAAATGCGCCTGCACAAACAGGCTGGCATTCGCCGTGGTGATGCCCTCGTGCGGGGTGTCCTGCCCGAGGATGAAGGGCCGCGGCTGCGCCGATGCCATGATGGAAGCGGCGAGTGCCGCGTTGGCCGTGCGGCCGATGAGTGTGTCTTTCATGTGTGTCTGATTCGTGGTTGTGTGTGTGGTGGCAAAGCCGCGTGGGCGCTTCGCCTTTACGGCTAGGTGAGCACCTTGACTTCCGCCGGCGTCGCGAGTGCGGCGCCGAGCGCGGCCACATCGGCCTGGAGCGCGTTGTAGGAGACCTTCAGCGCATTGGCCAAAGTCTGCGTGGTGCCGGCGTCACTGCCGTTGGTGGTCGCGTTCTGCGAGCTGGTCAGCGCGGCGATGATGACGACTTTGATCGGCGCATGCGTGACGGCATCGATGACGTAGTTGCTGCTGCCCTCCTGCACGGCCAGCGCGCTGGAGCGGCCGACGCGCCAGTAGGTGCCTGCGACGGTGGGCTCGGCCTGCACGAAGCCGTTGGCGGCCGTGTAGAGGTCGATGTTCGCCGCGAGCGCCGTGGCGCAGCGCAGCCGCCGCGAGCTTTCGGAGCGGTTGAGCGGGTTGACGTGGACGATGTCTTCCGCGGCATCCGGCGAATCGGTGGTGCTGCCGATCGGACGATCGGCTGCGCCACAGACGGCGGAGTGGAACGCATCGGTGCCCGACTTGACGAGCAGGTGCGTGTAACTGAGCGCAGCGTCGGCGCGGCGCGTATAAACGGTGTTCGTGCCCGTGGCGGTCTCGGCGTTCGCGGTGGCGAATGTCTCGCGCAGTCCGCCGACGAATAGGCCGGCGAAGGCGAGCAGGATGACTTTGATTCGTTTGAATGGATTCATGGTCGTGATTGGTGACTGGTGATTGGTGACTGGTTGGCGTCGGTTACTTCTTCCCCTTCTTCGCCCCGGCGGTGCGCTCGTTCTCGGCCTTCTGGCTGATGGCGGCCTGCACGGCTTGATCGAGATCAAGACCGGCCTGCACGCGCCAGCGCACGTCCTCGGGATCGACTCCCGCGCCCTTGCATTGCAGGGCGAGCGGGCTGGTGGTGTCCGTGGCTTCGGCCTCGGCGGTATTGGCGGTGCAGAAGCCGGCGGGCCGTCCGAAGACGAGCGCGAGCAGGCTGAGCACCACGAGTTTGAGTTGTTTCATTGGTGTGTGGTCTGTTGGTGTGTTGGTTTGCTCTTTCTGTGGTGCTCAGGCTCAGGCTTTCGCCGGGTCCTGCATCGCGGCGAAGAGGCCCGCGAAATTCTTGTCGCCCTTCACGCGCGCATAGGCGGTGTCGTAGTCGCACCCGTCGTCTTTCATGCGCTTCGCGACGGCGTCCTGCAGCGCGCCTTGGCGGGCGTTGGCCGTGGAGATGTCCAGGCGCGTGCCATTGATCTCGACGCTATGCGTGTTCATCGCGGGCTTGCGCGTCGCGAGTTCGGTGAGCGCGGCAGCGGCAGTGTTCGCCGTGGTGAGGCGCGTCTTGAAGTCGGCGCTCTCGGCTGGCGTGATGATCCCGCGCTTCTCGACGGCGGCGAGCAGGCCGGTGACGAGCGCATCGCGCTCAGTCGTCAGCGCGGTGTTCGCGGTGCGCAGGTTGTCGCGCTCGGTCGTGAGTGCGGCGTGCTGCGTGCGCAGCGTGTCGCGTTCGGCGTTGAGCGTGGTGACTGTGGTGTTGGCGGTGTTCAGGGCGCTGTCGCGCTCTGCGAGGGTGACGACGGCGGCGTTGGCCGTGGTCGCTCCGGTAATGATGGCGCTGGCGTCGGCATTCTCGGGGAGCCCGAGCGCTTTCCGCAGCGCGGCGATCTGTTCAGGTGTCATGCTGTTGTGTGTGTTGGTTGCGGTTGGTTCTGCCTGCGGATTGCCGGCGAGAGGGTTGAGAGTGTTCGCCGTCCACGCGGGGACGGTGCGGATGTTTGGCGTGCGCGTGAGCGTCACGCTCTCGACGTGCTCGGGATAGACGCGGCCCGCGGCGTCCGCGCGCTCGTGCCACCAGTTGATCGATGGATGCAGCGGCCCGCGCTCGCGGTCGCCGCGGCGGGCGGCGTCGCTCCACACGACCTTGCCTTCGAGCGCATTGGCCGTGGCGCGCAGCTCGGTGATCTCGCCGATGATGGGGAGCTTCGACCAGTCGGACGGATCGAGATCCGGATGCGCCGCGCCGGGCGGCGCATCGAAGACGGGCATCGAGAGCGAGGGCTTCAGCCGGTGCCTCACATTCTTGAGCCAGCGGAACGAGCGGCCCGCGATGCTGTTCCAGCTCCGGATCATCGCATCCGCCTGGGACGCGCCGAAGACCTGCACGTAGCGCCCGCCCGGCTCCGGGAATTCGCCGAACGGCGCGAGCACATGCCAGCCATCCGCGAGCGCCTCGGGCAGCGCATTCGCCGTGGCGATGCAGTCGAGCGCGAGTCCCTCGGGCGCGTCGGAGACGGCGGAGTTGGCGGTGCGGGAAAGGGTGAGTGTGCGCGGATTCATGCGATCAGGGTTTGTGTTGGGTTGCCGCTTCATCGGCCCGGCGCTGCGGGATATGGGCGTGGACGCGCCAGATCTTGACCTGTGTCGGCAACAGGTTTGTGCCTTGGTTCACCTTGGCGTCCTCCGTCGTCTCGACGATTCCGCGGACTTTATAGACGCCGGTCTTGTTCAGTAGCATCGCCGCCTTGTCCGCGTGCTCGCGGCTTGCTGTCGTGATCACCGCCTGACTGCCATAGACGTCGGCGTCTCTAACGTGTACGCCTGCGGATTGCAGAAGCTCTCCCATCTTGTGGGAATGGATCTGGCGTTTCGTCCAAGGCACACCGCCGGTGCTGTATTGATTCCCGTGAAACTCATGCCCCACAGCGGGCACATGATCCGGCGCGTGCTTCACGTTCCACCCGGCTGGCTTTCCATCGACGATGCTCTCCTCCACCCATGTGCCTGGCTTTTCAGCGGCGAATTGTTCCGCTTCCTTCTTGGTGGCGAATGGCTTCGTGAGCCAATTCACGCCTTCCCGTTTCGGCTTCGGAGCTACAACGGGCGGATGGGTCAACTCGCCGGCCTTCACCATCTTTCGCTTCCCGTCTAGCCATCCGTGAATCAACACGTCATCCCCGTCTGCCTCGACGATTGTATGCGGCTTGCCTTTGTGCATGGCGTGTTGGCCATTCGTCCACTTCCCATCCGCATCCCGCGCTTCGTTCGGATCGTAGTTCGCCGTGCGGAGTGCCTCCTCGACGAGCTGCTGCAGTCGCGAGAGCCGCGCGGTGTTCGCTGTGCTGTCCGTAGTCCCGCCTTTAGGCGGAATGGGCGAGCTGGTTCCGCCTGAAGGCGGGACTACGTGCGCCCCGACCGGCTGCAGCACGTCGTCTTCGTCCGCAGTCTCGTCGAGCATCGGCACGCCGAGGCGGTCGGCGACGTTCTCCAGGTCCACGCGGCCGCCGCGGTCGGCAATGAAGCCGGCGCTGTCGCGGAGCTGCTGCGCGTCCTCGTTGTCCATGTCCGGCAGGCCGAACCACGCGAGCGGCTCGACGCCTTCGCCAAAGCAATAGCGGATGACGGCGCGATCGATGAACGTCCGGCACGCGCTGGCGATGTTCGCGCAGTGGGCCATCTCCAGCGCCTCGCATTCGTTGATCTGCGAGGAGATGCCCTGTTCGTTCTGCTGGCTGGCGATGTTCGCCTGGCCGCCGCCGCGGAACATCACGGTCATCTTCTCATCCTGCCGGTCGAGGAACCGCTCGAAGACATCCACGCTCGCCGTGCCTTCCGGGCCGAGCAGCGAGATGGGCGGCTTGTCGGTGCTCTGGCACTCATGGAGCGCGATGCCCATGTCGCCATTGAAATCCTGCACGATGCTCGTGAGCGCGCGGCCGGCGTCGCTGTCGGCGCGCGCGGTCGTCATGCCGATCACCTTCTGCTGGCCGTAGCGTTCGTTGTAGATCGTCCAGTCCTGGAAGGTGAGCCGCTTAAAGATGTAGCACCCGGCGGCGGCGAACATCATGCCCTCGCCGCTCGTCACCATCCATTCGCCCTCCCAGTTGCAGTCCTCGCCGATGCCGCCGTAGCCGCCGTGGCGGAGCAGGCGCAGCGTGCCCGAGGTGTTCTCGAAGAACCACAGCGGCACGTATTCCATCTCGGCGGAGAGCGCGGGCACGGGTGCGCCGCCCTCGACTTCGATCGTCTTGCCGGACGGCTTCCAGACGAAGTGATGCACCGCGTAGCGCATGGCGTGCGCGAGGCCCATCTGCTTGAGCAGCAGGTGCCGGTCGCCGCGGATGTTCTTATCGAAGGCATCCACGGCCGTGACGTTGTCGTAAAAGTATTGCAGTGCCGCAGCGTGGCGTGCCGCCTCGATCGGATCGGCGTCCTTGCGCTTCTGCACGCCCCAGGGCTTTTGCGCGACGGCGTTCTGGAGCTGGGGCACGACGAAGCTCAGCGTGTCATCGCGCCGGATCATCGCATCCCAGAACAGAGCGCCTTGCCACAGGTAGCCGAGATCGAAGTGATCGTGTGCCGCCGCGAGGTTCTCCGGCGAGACCATGCGGAGCGGGTTGAAGCGCATCCGGCGTGCCAGTTCGACTGTGGAGGCCGAGAACGCGGAGCCGGTCTGCGGCATGGAAACCGCGGCGCTCGCGGCGGGCGCGGCGAGGGATTTCCCGTTCGTGGGCGCTTTGGTCTGCTTTTTCACGGTTGCGCCTCCTTTCCAGCCGCGCTGCATACGCGCGGAAACGCGCTGCATAGGCCGCGGAGCGCCGGATCGCGGGTCGGAACACCCGGAAACTGAATTTGGGGCGTATAGCGCGTCATAGCATCCCTCCGATTTGCCGGCCCATCGCCGCGCCGCGCCCGGTGCGGTCGTTGCCCCGGATCGCGACGCTGCTGCCGACCGCCGCGCCCGGCGCGTGCAGGCCGTATTCCGCGGCCCCGCCGCTGGCGAAGCTGTCGCCGTGCGCGCCGTCGCTGCTGTCGGGCGTGCATTCGTAGCGGCCCGCGTTCTTCACCGTCATCCGTTGGTCCTTCTTGAAGTATTCGCCGCCCGGCAGCGCGTAGCGGTTCTCATTCACCGCGGCGCTGTAGAGGTCGCCGAGGAAGGTCTTGAAGTTGATCGTGTCCTGGTAGCCGGCGGGCTGGGGCTCCACGTTCTGACTCTCGATGATGAGCCGCACGGGGACGATCGCGCGGAGGTCGTCCGCCACGAGGTCGGCAAAGTAGCGCTCGCTGGTGGCGAGGATGTTCAGCGACATGGCCGCGCCGCCTTCCGGGCGGCGTGCAATCGCCATGCAAAGCCGGCGCAGGCGATCCATCACCACGGCCGCCTTGCGTTCCTTCCAGAAAAGCACGAGCCGCTGTGCGCGATCGCCGCCGGTCTGTTCGGTGATCGTCACAGCGGTCGGGTTGCTCGTGGCCTTCGTGGTGGTCGCCGGGTCCATGCCGATGGAGACGCGTCCGCCGCGGAGGTTCGCCGCGAGCGCGGAGAGCGCGCGCTGGAAGTCCACCTCGTCGTCAATGAACGCGCAATGGCATTGCCCGATGCCGCGCTGTTGCGCCGTGAGCATCGCGAGAAGGTCGATGGCCGCGGTGCCGCCGCTGATATGGAGGAGATCGTAGTTGTAGGGGAGCTGCCCTTTGTTGCCCGGCTCGCTGCGGAATTCCTCGATCGTCATCGGCTCACCCCGGTTGTCGTAGAGCACGTGGCCGGCCTCGTAGGCATCCGCCAGCGCGACGCGGTGAATGAGGATGCGGTTCTCGCCCCGGTAGAAGTGGCCCTTCGCGTCCGGCGCGAAGTCGGCATCCGGCGGCGGCATCGTCATCGTGAAGAACGGATGCCGGTCATCGCGGCAGAGGTTGCTCGCGTAGATCATCTTCAGGTCCGGCACGTCGCGGAAGATGGGGTCCACCGCCTCGCGCAGGGCGAGTTCGAGATTCACCGGCGTGAAGCCCGCCTCGTCGCGCAGCACCGTGCCGCGCCAGCCGCGCGCCGTCGCCGGAACGGGTGCAATCACGAGCTGGCGGCTGTAGCTCGTCTTGTCGAAGTAGAGGCGCATCTCCAGACGCTTGCTCTTGTAGAGATCCGCGAAGTCCTCGCGAGTGAGCGTGCCGTATTCCTTGCCGCTCTCGGCGTCGGCACACTTGAAGTCGAGCTTTCCCGCCTCCGCCTGCGCGGTGAAGAGGCTCTGCTGTGCCTCGGCTTCGTTCTGCACGAGGATGGCCGCTTCAATCGCGCTCACGCTCATGTTAATGAGTTCCGTGCCGAGCAGCAGCGACGCGCTCGCGGCGATCACGGTCTGCCCCGGTGCCTTGCTCATCTCGTCAAAGGCAATCGCGCCGAGGTTCGTGCTCTTGCGGCAGCGCCGTGCCCAAAACATCACGACGACGCGTTCCTTCCGCACCGCTGCGAGCAGTTGCTTCTCGTATTCGCGACGGCCGCCGGTGCGCTGGTGGATCATGCCGGCAGCTCCACTTTGGTTGCATCCACGTCCGCAAAGTATGCCCTGCGGATGGCCGCGATCTTCTCCGCCTGCGGGATCGTGCTCTCGGCGATCTCCGTCACCTTCTCGCGCAGTGTCCTGTCGAGCAGCTTCGCCGCCGTCTGCTCCTCGAACTTCTCCCGATCCAGCGAGAGCTTGAGCAGCGCGATTTGCTGATCCTTCTTCTTCAGCTCCGCCTTCGTGCGCGCGGACTCGTCCGCGATCATCAGGTAGCGGGCCTGCTGATAGTCCTCGTGTTTGTCGTCCGCTGCGAAGATCTCCGCCATCCGGCGATCCAGCGCGGCCATTCGCTGCTGGGGTGTGTAGCCTTTCTCCTGTGCCTCGGACTCGATCTGCTCCAGTGCCTTCGCCCGCACGCGGTCCCGGCGTTCCTCGCTCTCCCAGAATGCCAGCGCCGCATAGAGCGCCGACTTCCCGCACTCGATGTGGAGCTGTGTGGCAATCCGCTGCAAGCACGCCTGCCAGCCATCCGATTGCAGCCAGCCAGCCACGAGCCTGCGATCCTTTTCGGGCAGGCCGAGGAGCTTCGCGTCGCGTCGGGGTTTGCGTGGGAATTTGGGATTGGCACTCATTCACTGGACGTTGGGCGTTGGGCGTTGGGCGTTGGACGTTGCGGGTTCACTGTGCCTGTGCGCGGTTGCGGCCCTTGGGCGTGAGGAAGTAGGACATGAGCTTGTGCCCGGCATCGTCCTCGCGGGCGCCGAGCGTCGCGGTGAGCTGTCCCTTTTCCTCCAGCCGCGTGAGCGCGGTCTCCACATCCGCCAGGCTGTGGCGCTGGCCGGTGAATTGCAGCAGCTCGCGGCGGATCTGGTCCGCATAGACGGGGTCGCCCGATGCGGCGAGGATGGCGGTGAGGATGGCGAGTTCAGTGTTCATGCCGTGGCTTTCTTTCCTTCGAGCCGACCGATGAGCCGGTTCAGGCTGTCGCTCATCGCGTCCTGCTTGGTGACGACTTCGATCAGCCGCTCTCCGTTGGCGTCACGAATGGCCGTGTTTGCCGCGAGCGTCTCGCTGTGCAGGTGCTGCTGATGCTCGATGCGAAGCAGCACGCCGCGCATCGCATCCAGCTCCTGCTCGATCTTCTTCTTGGGGATGATCTGGCTGCGCAGCGTCTCCAGCTCGACATGGATGGGAGGCGTGCGCCCGAAGATGATGCGCACCTTCTCGATGCCCGCGAGCAGGAAGAAGATCACGGCGAGCACCTTCAGCATGTCGGTGAACCACGGGCCGAGCGTGGGCGAGCTGAGGTCGGGCAGGGAGTTCGCCAGCCGCGTAAAGGACGAAGCGTCCCACGCGGCGAGCCGCGCATTCCACGGGAGCGGGAATGCGATGAGGCCGCGCACCTGAGTGGCGGCGGTCGCGGCGTCCACCTTGCGGATGGCGGCGACGGGAGCACACGGCGGCGGCCCCATGTCCGCGACACCCATCGCGTCCACCGCCGCCGTGGCGTTCCCTGCCCCTAACAAAACGAGAAGAAGGATCGCACCGCGAAGCAGCGAAGCAGCGAAGTGGGACGCGGTGAATGGCCGGCGGGGGGAATGTGCGGTCACATCCCGATTGCCGGCACGCGCGGGGATCGCTGTGTCCGCGGCGCAACTCTTGCCTTCCTTCGCTGCTTCGCTTCTTCGCGGTGAAAAGATCATTGGCGGAACACCTCCGGGAGTCCTTTGAAGCCGCACGCCTCGCGAAGTTCGCGCATCGGAAACGCCGGGCCGGGATCGTCTTTCCGCCAGGATGCGATGCAGTCGTGGCCTGTCACGTCGTCGAGATTGTAGCGCTTCACGAGGGCGAGCGTCACGGCCGTCACAGCCTCCATTTGCGGCGCGGGGAAACATTCCCACTCCATGACTGGCCCGCCGTTGCGGTGCCTGCCCCGGAAGGACTGGAAGCCCTTCTGCTTCCTCGCCCAGGTGAGCGCTCCAAGGTCGCTGCCCGCGTTCGCGATCTCGATGCCGATGGCGCAATCGTTCCCTCCCTGTTTCGCAGCGCTGCTGTAAATCTTGCCGTCGCCGGGATCGCGCCAGCGGCTCGGGCCAGCGTGCCACGCCTTTTGATTAAAGGCCACGCACTGGATCACCGTGCCATCGCGATCGATGACCACGTGGGCCGACAATCCGCGATCGCGCATGGCATCCACCGCGCTGTAGGCATCCTTGACGTGATCACCGTCCGTGTCGCCGTCGCCATCCGCGCCGCCGGTGAAGTGCTCCACCACATAGCGGCGGACCCGCATCGCGCCGCGCGGCGGCAGCGGCACGCGCTGCACGCCTTCCAGCCAGTGATCCTTGCCAATGCGGAAGATCACTCGGCGCTCCTCTCCGCCGTCTCGAAGCTCACGCGGGGCGCGCTCTCCGTCTGGCACAGCTTGATGAGTTTGCCCGCCTCCACCTTCGGCAGCAGGGCGCGGGCTTCGTCGCGGAAATTCGGCGCGGGCTTGTAGCTCACGCTGGGCAGGAAGAGGCGCGTGAATACCGGCCCCGCGAGCGCCTTGATCTTCTCGATGGCCTTGCCCTCGCCGTCGATCTTCCCCTTCAGCGTCTCCGCCGGGAAGCTCACGCGGGCGATTGCGCCATCCTCCGCCGTGGCCGTCCACCGCGTGCCGCCGCCGTCGCCGGGCTCGTGCTCATCGGCGCGCGCTTCGGCTTCCTCGATGAGCAGCTTCTTGATCTCCTTCTGCCGCTCGGCGAGATCGTGCAGGGCGCGATCGTTCGCGACGGCTTCGGCGATGAGGGCTTGGAGCTTGGGTGTAGTCATGTGCGGAAGGCGTGGACTACTTCGCGAAACCCTTGTTGCGGCGGGGCAGCGGGAGATCCACTTGCCCGCCGACGTTGCTGCCGTTGAAATTCAAACCACCCGCGACGCGGACGCTCTTGCCGTCCGTCGTCACGTCGAGGCTCTTCTCGCCGTCCGCGTAGTTGAAGCCCGCGCGGATTCCGTTCTGCGCGCAGCCGGAGAGCGAGAGGAGCGCGAAGAGCGCGAGCGCGGTGGCGGCTGCCGGTGCGGGCGAAGTCGGCGCGGGCGTGGGCACCACGACCGCGGGCTCAGTGCCGCCGCCGAGGACTTTCTCCTGCGGAGTCTCGATGATGTGATCGGCAATCGTGCGCAGGCCGTTCAGCAGCGCGTCGGCCTGCGAAGATTTCTGCGTGCCGCGCAGGACGTGGTAGCCGAGCGCGCAAAGGCCGGTGATGATGCCGGCGGTGCTTGCTGGCAGCTTGTCGAGCAGCGCGAGGAGCTGCGGCATGATTACCGCAATGAGCGCGACCCAGAATTCCGTCGTGCGGATTCCAGTGCGGAAGCTCGCGAGCAGGGTGACGAGGGCGGTGAACGATGACTGCGCGGGGTGTGCCGCATTGACAACGGGCTTGGGATTTGGTGTCATGCGAGAGGTATCGCATGGCTCCCGATGGCCCGCAGAATTGCAGCGCGGTGAGGGGACTTAGAGGGCGGAAATGAGCGGGGATTGCTGCCAGTCACTTCTCACCAGTCACCGCGGGGGAATGTGACTGGTGACTGGTGAAAGGTGACTGGTGTTCAGCGCCGCTTCGCCTCGCGTTTGCGCGCCTCGTCGCCGCTTTGATCGCGGCACGTCCCGCATGAGCCCTTGCCCGTCTTCGGGTGGCAATACTTGCACGCGCTGCAATCCCGGCACACCGGGCACGGATCCTTGCCCGTGCAGCGCCGCCCGCTCCCCGGCCCGCCCGCGCTGCATAGCGCGTGCAGTGCGAGGGAAACGAGGATGCAGAGGGTGCGGTGCATTCCTGGGATGCCGGAGGAAGCCCGCGCAACTTGCGCTGCGCCTCATCGCGGAGCTTGATCAGGTCCATTTCCCGCAGGTGATTGTCGTAATTGTAAACGCCGAGCATTCCTCCCCAGAGGATGACCCACACGATGATGAATGGCCTCTTGCTCCGGCAAAAGAACCAGGCAATCAATCCAGCGATGATTCCCGTGACGACGGCAGCGCCTGCAAGATCGGCTTCGCCATCGTGGATGACGGTTACGGCTGCTAGTGCTATTGCGATCATGGGCGTGGTTTCTTGCGTGGTTTTTTTGCGGCGGAGTAAGTGACGGGTTTGTGCGGGAGTTTGCCGGTCGCAGATTTGCCGGGCGTCTCCGCTGCGCGCAGCGCCTGAATCTGCTGCTGCGCGTAGGTGCGGCCGTCGAGGCCGTGCATGATTGATTCCCAGTCGTGCGGCAGCGCGGAAAACCCGCCTTGCTCGAACTTGTCGAGGAAGGTGCGCAGCAGAAATTTCGCGAGCGCCGAGCGGTTTGTGCCCATGCGTTTCGCTGCGTGGTCGAGGCGCGGCAACTCGCTTTTTGCGAGGCGTAGCATGACGGGCGTGGAATCGGACATGAGCGATTGTAATGCACTCAGAAAAAAACTTCTACTTTTTCTTTGACAGCTTTTGTAATGCAGTGCATTACATGAGCACGATGAAACTGAAACGACCAAAGACCACGCCGATGATGGTGCGGCTGGAAGACGAACTGGAGGCGCGTCTTCGCCGAGCGGCGAAGACGATGGGCTCGAACAAATCTGCGGTGTTCCGCTTCGCGCTGCTCAATGAGCTTCCGCGGATCGAGCGCGGCCAAATCAACATCCCCGCACTATGACGCTCGAAGAAATCGAATGCTCGGATGCGCGGTGCAACGCGGCGGCGGGCCAAATGCGTTCTCTTTGCCTCGACTCCGAACTTCCGGGAACGGTGCTCCACCGAGTCACCGCGATCATGCGGGAGCTTGCAGAGCTGCGTGGCTACTTCGCGGCACTGGCGGATGTCGCCCGCGCTGATGATCTGAAGGTGAAGCCGCGCCGCGATTATCGGCGCGACGCAAAAGCAAAGCTGGAGGCCGCACGATGATCCGGCGCACTGCATCCTTTTTCCGTGCGCTGATGGCGCAGGCGCCCGCGCTGGTGATTCCCTTCGGCGATGGCGAGCCGCGGCTCGTGCCGGCAGATCGCGTGGCCGCGGTGACGAGCGGCATCATCACGCTGTCCCCCTTCGCGATCTTCCTCCTCGAAGTGCGCTTCATCTGGGAACGTCTGAACGGAGGCGCACGATGAGCGCGACGCAACTGCCGGATCTTCGGGAGCTGATGGAAGACGTGCGCATTCACACTGTCTCGCTGCGTGCGAAGTGCCAAGAGCTGGAGGCCGCGCTGCTGGCGGACCTCGCGGCTGGCGAGGCGGCGTGGGCCGAGTTGGAGAATGAGCGGGATGCGGCCTTGGCGCGGATCGCAGAGCTGGAAGCCAGTCACCAGTCACCAGTCACCAATCACATCGGCGACGCCGGCGTGAACACGCAGAGCGCGGAGGATCGCGAATACAATTCCTACCTCGATTGGACGTGCGAGCACGGGCTGCCGGCGCTGAGCATCGAGCAGTGGCGCGAGGTGGAGACGAGCGTGGCGTCGCAGGATGCGGCGCGCGGGCTGCACGCGGACTTCGACCTGTATCGCGAGGGGAATGGCGAGCAGGGATTTCCCGCGGTGCCGCTGGAGAAATTCACGGCGGGCTGGCTGCGCATCAAGCACGGCGGGCTGTCGCCTGCGCAGGCGCGCGAGCTGATGGCCGAGATCGAGAGCGAGCACTTTTGCCGCACGGCACTTTGAGACTTTCACCCAAACCCACACACCCATGATCACAGACACCACAAAGCTATTCCCGCCATCGAAGCCTCGCGCGGGCCTGAACTGGGCCGAGCTGCAACGGCTCTCCGACCTCCAGCGCGCAAGCGCGAAGCTGCGCGCAACCGTGGAGGCCGGCACGGCAGAGCTGGAGCGTGCGCGGGCCGCGGGGCCCTACACGGCGGATGATGTCGCCGCCTTGCGGCCCGCGCCGAAATTCCGCCATGCCGAGCGGCTGCTGGCGCTGTTCGGCGGCATCGCGATTGCGCTGCTCGTCGTCGTCGCGAGCTTCGGCGATTCGCTGACGTTCGACACAGCCTGCGACCTCTGCGTGGTCATGGTCGCGGCGGCGTTCACCGCGCTCGTGATGCTCGCGCTCATCGTCGTGGACGATTGCCGCGCCCGCCGCGCCCGCCGCGATCTCCGCGGTAACAAGGAAGGCGGTGCGCTGTGAAGTGCGGGGCGGACATTGACAAGCGGCGCAATCATTTCTCCGTGGATGTCGGCACGGGCGGGCACGGCGCGGCGGGACGTTTGAACATCCATGAGATCGATCTCGCGTGCCGCGCTTTCCTGGAGAAGCGCGGCCTGCGAACCGCGCAGGAGATGGCGTCGCAAGAGCGGATGACGCGGATCAACCAAGAGCGCCGTGCGCGCCGCTAAACCCCACACAGGACATTCCATGAAACGTGATTTCTCCAATGTTCCGACGACGCGGCAGCGCGTGAAGCTCGTGCTCGCGGAGCTGTTTTTCCAAGTGCTCGGCTTTGTGATTTTTGCCGTGGCGATGCTGCTGACGGCAATCGCCGTGGGCGGGTTTCTCTCACTTCTTTTTTTCCGCTGAACATGATCACCGCCGCACCCACATCCCAGGCGCAGGGCGCGCAGCTCGATTTCCTCTCGGCGCTGTTTCAGCCGATGGTGAACGTCCAGGCTGCGGCTTCGATGCTCGGATGCAGCGTGCAGCATGTCGTGCGCATGGCGGAGGCTGGCGAGCTGGTGGCGTTTAATGTCGCGGTGGAAGTGGAGCGCGGCGACGAGGCGGTGGATGAGCGCGCGAAGGAGCGGATGCTGCGCATCCTACTGCAGAGCGTGCTTCGCCTCGCGCTGCCTGCGGCGCGCGGCAAGTGCGCGGTGCCCACAGTCGCGCAGGCGATGGACAGCGCGAGGATGCGCGACCCGTGGACGCGCCGCGAGATCGCACACTTTCTCGACTGCTCGGATGACCATGTGCGCCGCCTCACGGAGGCGAGGCTGCTCACCGGCCCGCTCCTCACGCAGACCGGCAGCGGCCGGCTGCAACACATTTCCCGCGCGTCGCTCGGCGCGTTCCTCACCGCCCGCGACCTCTCGAACCTCTGAACCCCATGAGCCTGAACTACGAAGAACCCGCAGTCACCACCCCGCTGCACGAGCATCTCGCGCAGGCTCCGGCGCAGCGCGAGATGAGCTTTGAGACGCAATCCGAAGCAAGCCCGGCGAAGACGCTGCGCGTGCGCGAGGATGCCGCCAGGCTGGAGGGGCTGTTGCGCACCGCGTGGATCGGCGGGATGCCGTGGATGAGCGCGGCGCAGATCGGCGGGCGGCTCGGATGGAATGAGCGCCGTGTGCGCGACGCGGCGAGCGAAAGCCTCGCCATCGCAAGCGGTCCCGGCTCGCCCGGCTACGCGCTCGCGGAGGCCGCGACGCCCGAGGCGCTCATGCACATCGGCAACGCGATGAAGTCGCAGGGCGAGCGCATGTTTGCCCGAGGCCAGCGATTCGTGACGGCAGCGCTGCTGCGCACGAAGGCCGCGGAAATCACCGCACCAGTCACCAGTCACCAGTCACCAGTCACCTCCCTCTGATGCACGCGCGATCGAAATTCCAACCCACCAGCCTGAGCGCGTCGGCGCTCGCGGACTACCGCGCCGGGGTGCCGCTGGCGGAGCTGCTGCGCACGCACGGGATCAATGCGTCGAGCCTCTACCGGCACCTGAAGGCGCGCGGCCTGCCGCGCCGGAACAACTACGGCGCCAACCGCCTGGTGCTCTCGGCGGAGGATGTGGCGTCGTATGCGGCCGGGCGCGACACCTCGGCCTCGCTCGGCGCGCGGCTCGGCGTGTGGCCTCACGAGGTCACGCGGGCACTGCGGAGGCAGGGCGTGGCATTGCGCGCGCAGGGGCCGCGTCCTGGCCATGTGTTTGCGGATGGCTCCGGGCAGCGGAAGCTCACGCAGGAGCAGGAGGCGAAGATCGCACGCCTGCTGGAAGATCGAATCACGCACGCGCGCATCGCGGAGATGATGGGCGTGACCCGGCAGCGCATCTCGCAGCTCGCCGCGCGCAGGCACTGAACCGCTGAATTTTATGAGCCAACTAACCACCCAAACCCCACCCACCCTGCTCGCCGACACTGCCCGGCGAGATCTCGCACAACAGCTCGATTCCATCGAGCAACTGACTCAGCAGCGCAACTGGCATATCGCCAAGTTCTACTGCATGGTCCTCGTGCTTCGAGAGGAGGCGGAGGCATTTGATTCTCACGGTGAGAATCAAATCCAGCGCGGACGCGGAAACATCTCCAAGCCCACAGACCTGAAGTCCATTTTCGCCGCGGCGGGCATCGCGGTGGAAAAGCACAAGTCGGCATACCGCTGGTTCGCCAAAGGCGAGGAGATGCACGCTGTGTATGCGCGGAGCGTGGGAGCGAAGTTTGCGAAGGCGATGCCGATGGCGGAGCTGGTGAACACGCCCGCGTCGGAGCTGGCCGCGGAGGCGCGGGAAAAGCAGCAGACGTTCTTTGATTTCCTCGCGGCAGAAGGGGAGCCGAAGCCGCGCAGGCAGCTCGGCGGGGACACGACGCCGAAGGATGGCACGGTGCGACCGCGCGCGGACAAGGCGGACCAGGCGCAGGCTCATTTCCACGGGCTGCAAGAGCTGCTTTTCCGCTGCATCTCGCCGACATCCATTGCGCTGACACCCTTCCTGCCGGCGATCACTGATGAGCCGGACAAGGTGGCGAGCCTCACGCATCTGATCGAGTTCACCAGCACGCTGAAGACCGCGCTGCAAGATGCGCTGAAGATCGTGAAAGGCCGGACGAGCTAACCACGGAGAGCACTGAGGACACGCACATGAACGAAGCCATCACCACCACTGACGCCGGGGCCGAAGATGCCGCCCTCGTGCCGCAGACCCGCGCGGAGAGCTGGCCTTTCATGGCGGACCCGGACTTTGCCGGCGAGAAGCCGGGGGCGCAGGCGGAGGTGCGGTATTGGTGGCCGATCATGGAGGCACTGCACGCGGCGACGAACAAGCGCGAGGCGATCGCGGCGCTGGCGCGGGCGAATCACCAGAGCATCTACATGGTCAAGCGAATGTATTACGGGATGCCGCACAAGGCCGGATGGATGAAGACGGGGCACTTCAGCTCGCTCATCAATCGCGGGAAGTATCCCGACCCGCGGGATGCGTCGCTGCCCTCGGCCTTTGCGGATTTCCTCTGCACCCGGCACGATGCGAACCAGCGGGCGCTCGTGGGCAAGCGCGCGATTGATGCGGTGATGGCCGCGCTCGCGGCGTGGGAGCGCGAGCCGGGCAATCCCGATCTCGCCATCCCCGGCTTTACCGCGCCGCCGAGGCGCAACGCGATCACCGGGCACCCGGATGGATGGAGCGAGGATTCCCTCTACCGCATCCTGCGCAAGCACAGCAATGCGTACACGAAGTCGCTGCGCAAACAGGGGAGCAAATTTGCGAGCATCTATCTGCCGAAGGTCCACAGCACGCGGGCGGAAATGTATTTCGGCGAGGTGCTCTACTTCGACGATTTCGTGATTGACAACTACGTGAACCTCACCGGGCGGAACTCGCAGGCGATGCGGCCGCTCGGCTTCGGCTGCATGGAGTCGCTCACGGGAAGCATCTTGGAAATGGGCTTCAAGCCCGAGCTGGAGAAGCGCGGCGCGGACGGCTCGGTGAACGGCAAGCGGCAACTGAACCAGGATGATTTCTTCTGGTTCGTGATGTGGAATCTCAACCGGCACGGATACAGCCCGAAGGGCACGGCGCTCGTCTTTGAGTGGGCGACAGCGAACGTGGACAAGCGCGACCGCGAGACGCACGAGGATCACTTCGACAATCTCATCCGCAAGGTGACGGGCAACTGTGTGCGAGTGGAGCGCAGCGGCCGGTTCCGCAATCCGGCGTTCCGCGACATGCTCTTTGGCAGCAGCGGCTCGGGCAACTTCCGGTTCAAGGCGATGCTCGAAAGCTACTGGAATCTGTTCAAACAATACGCGGGCTTCCTCGCCGCGCCGAGCGGGCGCAACCCGGACTTTGCGCCGGAAGAAAACCACGGCCTCGTGGCCTACAATGACCGAATGCTGAAGGCGATCGACCGCCTGCCGCGCGAGCGCTTCCTGGAGCTGCGCCGGCCCGTGTGGGAGTGGGAGCAGATGCGGTGGGCGCTCCAGCTCATCACGGAGATCGTGGACCACAGCCCGGACCATTCGCTTGAAGGCTGGGAGAAGCTGCAATTCCGCAAGCAGAGCTACCGGCTCGACACCGCGAGCGATGTGTGGATGAGCGAGGATGCCTACCTGACGCTGCCGGACAGCCAGCGCGCGATCTACGATCACATCGTGAGGCAGCCGGGCTATTTCCAAAGCCGCCGCCTCTCGCGGCGCGAAGCCCGTGAGAAGATGGCGAAGGAGCAGCCGCTGCGCTCGCTGCCCTCCTTCCTCATCCCGCAACTCGCGCCGCCGCGCATGTGGAAGCCGTGCAGCGTGCGGCAGGATCTTGAGATCCATCTCGATGCGGCAAACGAGGAGGAGTTTGTGGATACCGACACGATGATCTTCCTCGGCAAGGTGCGCAACTCGCACGGGCACGAGATCAACCTGGAGCGCGGGCGGAAATACTTCCGGCTGCTGAACGTCTTCGACCCCACGCAGCTCTGGATTGCCGAGGCGGACGGCTCGCAGCGCGGGCGATTCATCGGCCTTGCACAGCGTGTGCAGATGGGCGGCAAGTTCGATGCAGAGAAGACGCTCGCGCAGCTCGGGGCCGTTCACCACATCCAGACCGTCGAGAGCGCCACAGTGCGCGCCCGCGTGACGGCGAGCGCCGTGGATGCCCGGCTGGCGATGAAGGAACACAACGCCCATGTGTTCGACGGCACGACGCCATCCGACCGCGCGGAGTCGCGCCGAGCCGACACCCGCCGCGAGAGCGCGCTGGATCGCATGGCCGCTGCGCACGGCGCCGACGATGAGGACTGATGCTTTCCCCAAACACCCAAACCCTGCCGCGTGAGGGCAACGCCCTTTTACGCGGACCCAAACCCAAACACCCAAACCCTGAAATGAAGAACGAACCCGAAGACCCCACGCAGCGCGACGAAGACAAAAAGCTGATCGCGCGGCTGGCTGAATTGCAGATCCGGCTCGGCGATCCGAGTGACGCGAAATTCTCGAAGCGCTGGCTGGCCGGCGCACACGCGACCACCTGGCTGCGGCTGAAGGATGGCACCTACGCCGCGGAAGACTGGACGCCGATCATGAAGCGCGTCGCCCTCGCCGTTCACGCGGTGGAGCAGTTCCTCGAAACGGCGACGCTGCACGGCGGGCTGCTCAAGCTCTCGCATGTGAACTCGGCAATCACCGCGTGCCGCACGGCCGTGAAGCAACTGCGCGACCGGCTCGTGGTGGTGCTCATGCCGAGCGGCGGCGGGAAGACAAGCATCGTGCCGCTGCTGCGGCTGGAATTCCCCGAGGGCGTCGTGGCGTGCGAGGCCACGGAGACGTGGCGCGATAGCTACCTCGCGGCGCTCATGGGCATCGCCGAAGAACTCAAGCTCGAAGTGAAAGGCACCTCGGCACGCGTGGTGGAAAGCGCGGTGCTCACCGAGCTGAAGGAACGGCCCCGCAAGCTCGTGATTGATGAGGCACACTACCTCGGCCAGCCGACGCTGAACCTCGTGAAGGCGATCCTGAACAAGACGATGAGCATCGTGATCCTGCTCGCGATTCCCGAGCTGTGGAAAAGGATCTCCGCGAAGGCATCGCCGGAACTCGCGCAGCTCCGCGCGCGGACGTGCTCGCGGATCGAGGCGAAGGAAATGGATTCGGGCGATCTGGAAATCTTCCTCGCCGCGCGCATCCTGCGCTGGGAGGAGATGCCGCCGGAGGCGCGCAAGGCCGCGAAGTCCGCGGTGCGCGCCGAGGGCGAAAAGCTCGGCATGTGGGACACGGCATTCCAGATGTCGTCGCTCGTGAACAGCAGCTCCGAGGGCAAGGTACCCGCCGTGGAAGACTTCACCGAGGCCGCGAAGGACATCGCGGTGATCCGATGAGCGACAAGGTGAAGAAAATTCAGCAGGCGCTGATGACCGCGCTCGACGACCACGGCATGAAGCTGTCGCGATCGGAGTGGCGTGAGCTGCTCGAAGATGTCGAGGACGGCGTGAAGGCGCGCATCGAGTGCATGGACGAGGAGGACGAAGCCGATGAGCGCTGACACCGCCACGCCGCCGACGCTCGTGCAACGGCTCGACGCGATGCTCGCGGGCATCCGCGCGGACGAGGCGCTGCGGCGCGTGCTGGCGAATCCGCACCGGGTAAATCCGATGCTAGCGGCGGCAATGGGCGGCGACGCGCGGACGATCGCGGAGCTGCGCGCCGCGAACGGCGAGCTGGCCCGCGAGGTGGTCGCGCTGAAGGAGGAGCTGTGGAAGGCGTGCCGCACGAATGCGGCGCTGGCCAGCGACCTAGCGTGGCTGATGGGCGACGGGCTGTGGCAGGAGCGGCTCGGCGCGGACGACCAGCCGCGCGACGGCTACCAATTCGCGAGCGAGGAACTGCGGGCAGGATTGCCCGCGTTACAAGAAGGAGGCGCGTGATGAACGCCTCCGTAAACATCATCGAGCGGATCAAGAAGCTGCTGCGGCTCGGGGCGGATGCGCGCGGGAATGCGCACGAGGCGGAGCGCGCGATGGCGTTGGCCTTTGAACTCGCGGAGAAGCATCGCGTGGATGTGGAGAGCCTGAGCCTGGACGATGAGACGGCGCGCGCGGTGCATGAGCGCTGGCACATGGGGCGGAGGTTCGACCGCGTGCGGCGCGGGGTGTTCGGGCTGCTGCAGAAGTTCTTCCATGTGACGGTGTGCGTGAGCGGCGCGGAGATGATCGTGGTCGGGCGGGCGCAGGATGTGACGATCGCGCGGTATGTGCATGATTTCCTCCTGCGGGCCGCGCGCGAGTGTCTGCGCGCCTGGGAGGCCGCGGAGAAGGCGGAGCGCCGCCGCGTGACGCTGAACAAGCGGAGCAACTACATCACCGGGTTTTTCTGGGGCGTGAGCAGCAAGCTGCACAAGAGCCGCGAGGCGATGCCACTGACAGACAAGCAGGGTGCGCTGGTGGTCGCAGAGAAGGCGGAACGCGATGCGGTGATGGACGGCCTCGCGCCGGGCCGCAAGACGCTGCCGGCGCTGGAGGCGCGTCGGCACCTGGGCGCGCTGTGCTCGGGCCTGCGCGATGGCGAGAAGACGAACATCCACACCCCGCTCGGCGCGACGCCAGGCGCGCAGCTCGCGCTGGTAAAAGCGGCCATCGGCGGGAACGATGAAATCCAGCAACCGGCGGGGGAGGCGCGCCGCTCGTGATGCCGCCCGTCCAAATGAGAGCGGCGCGCAGCTCGAAAGCTGCGCGCCGGTTTGCTGCGATGCCTGGTTCTTTCTTGCTCGGTCAAATTACCACGGGCGCGGGATCGGGAGTGCCTCTTGGAGCGGGCGGAGTTCCCCGCTTTTTCCCCTTCGGCCATCCGCCTTTTTTGGCGTTGCGCCGTGCGGCCTTGGCCTTGGCCTCGGAGGTCGCGAGACCTCCGAGGCGTCCGAGTGCTTGTGCGGCCTTATTCATTGATGAGTTCGGCTTCGGCTCCCGATCCAATCCACGCGACGACTTCGGCGGCTTCCGACTCGGTGTATTCGATGGCGGATTCGCGGCTTCCAGTGTGGACGTTGGGCTTGCCATCAGATTCTTGGATGATGCGGGTGACGGGCTCGCCGTGGAGGGTGACGATGTGGGTGTTAGCGGTTTTGGTCGTGGTGTTCATTTTGTTTTTTGGTTGTTCGTCGGATTGATTTCCTTCGATACGGGACACAATAGCGAACCGCTTGGGTATTGCAAGAGAAAAGTGAAATTTCTTTTGGGCGGCGGGGGTGGCTCGGAAAACCTCCATCGGCACTCTGCAAAAAAGAACGATGGAACTCAACGAGCGCGGGGGCCGGAGGACGTTCGATGAGCACGCTGACCGCCATGCCCCCGCGATTCGTTGCAGTGACTGGTTGTATTTTTTGGCCCGAATTTCACGACGCGCTTTCGCCTCGGAGCGGAGTGGGGGGCGGTGCGGAGCACGGGCAAATTAGCACTTGCAATCATGTAGCGTCACGCTACATTGCAAGAATGAACACCGAACAAATCGAAGCCCGAAAAGAATACCGTGAGTGCCGCCGGACGCTGAGCACTGAACCCGTCGCCGTCGCCTATTCGCTGCTTCTGGAAGCGCGCGAATGGCGGCGACTCATGCGGATCGCTGCGGCGCGCGGCGACTCGATGGAAGCAATGGAACGCCGCTGGCACGCGCAGGAATGCTATCGCCACGCGTGGGACTTGACGCGCGATCGGAAAGGCGGCGCGTGCCTGCTGAAAAAAAACGGAGCGAGAATGGCACCATGACCGGCGCACGCTACAAGACCCTGCGGCTGATGCTCGGCACGCAAAACGAAGTGGCCGAAAGGCTCGGCGTTCATCGTGTGACCATCGCAAAACGCGAGGCTGGAACCATCCCGATTACCACTGAGGCGGCGCTTGCAATACTGGCCCTTCCAAAACACGTCGCGGAGCGGAAGAAAGTGGCGGCGGTGGGGGCGAAACGCTCGTGCCCGAAGCGCAAAAAATACAACGAATCAAGCTCTGCGACGCGCGAGGAAAGGCCATGAGCGAACAAACGATAAGGTGCCCTCAGTGCAACGGTTCGGCGTGGGTATCGCCGTCGAATGTCCCAGGACTGATGAAGTCGTGCTGGAGGTGTAAGGGCACCGGGCGGATTTCGACAACGGGTGAGTCGGAGGATGAAAAGCGTTCGCAGCAGCGCGCTGGTTCTGCGCTGAGAGCGGAAATTGACCGAAGGAAAGAGGAAGCGCGACTGGAGATGAAGGTTGCCAGGGGTATGGGCAAATCTTACGCGCTGATCCTCAACCACGGAAAGAGAGTCGCGCTGGTCGGATTAGAAAAATGGTTGGACGAAAAGCAAACGCTTCAACCAGCGCAGAACGCTGGCGATCAGCAACGATGACGAGCAACCCGGTCTTTCAACTCGAACCACAAACCACATGAACACACCCGAAAACCCAAATCCAACCGGCGGCACCGAAGCAAGCAAACCAGTGACGCCACCCATCGACCCGCCGCGTTCTGGCGAGGAAATCGTTTGCTGCATCGGCTTGTTCGAGAGCTTGGCGAAGATCGCCGAGCGGAGTGCCGTGTCCTGCCGCGTGAGCAGCGGGAGCAATCCCGACTACTCAATCGCGTTCTGGACCGCTGGCATCGTGTTGGACGGAATCACAGCGGAGCTTCGAGCGGAGATAGAAAAGCTCTCGAACAGTAAATTCAACGAACGGGAGTCTGCCTAATGTCACTGCGCGCGATGTTTGAGGAGGCGGCGGATTTTGTGGGCCTCGCCGAGCGTTCACGGGAGACGTATTGGAGCTGGACCGGGACTTTTTTCCGGGCAGTGAAGAAGCCGGCGAGGGAGTGGCGTGGGGCGGATTGGGAATTTTTCGAGCGGTGGCTGATGGCTCAGCGACCGGCCTATTCGGTGGCGGCGCGCAAGCAGGCGCGGTCGGCGGTGAATTTCATTTTCCGGCATGTGCTGAAGCTGGAGGTGGGGCGGCTGGAGTTGCCTCATCTGCCGAAGCCGGAACCGGCGCTGGTGGTGGTGCCGACGCGTGAGGAGTTGGTGCGGCTGTTCGCGGGCCTGCGCGGGCAGGATTGGCTGGCTTGTCGGATCATGCACGGGTCGGGCACGCGGGTGGAGGAGACGTGCAGGATTCGCGTGCAGGATGTGGACATCGAGAAGGCTCGGCTGCGCGTGTGGGATGGCAAAGGGGAGAAGAATCGCGTGACGGTGCTGCCGGTGAATTTGCTGCCAGCTCTGAAGCGTCAGATCGACTGGCGCAAGGCGGTGCATGAGCGTGATGTGGCGGAGGGAAACGGCTTTGTGGAGCTGCCAGGCCGAGTTGGGCGGAAGTGGAGGGGTGCGGCGCGTGCGCTGGGATGGCAGTGGCTGCTGGCGTCCGGCGATGTGGTGAAGCAGCATCGGTGGTATCACTCGCCGGGGTGTGTGCAGCGGGCGCTGAAGTGCGCGCGCGAGGCCGCGGGGATCGTGAAGCGGATCGTGCCTCATTCGCTGCGCAAGGTGTTTGCGAGCGAGCTTCAGCAGGCGGGGATGCCGGCGCGGGAGATTCAGGGGCTGCTGGGGCACGCGGATCTGAATACGACGGCGACGCATTATCTGGAGGCGAATGCGGAGGGTGCTTTTTCTCCGGCGGATGTGCCCGCGGCGGCTTTGCAACGGCCCTGGGCGATTGAGCGTAAGGAGGCGCTGCGGCTGCGATGACACCGGAACAATTCGTGAGGCACTGGCACGCGGTGGCGAAGATTGGGGCGCCGCGTTTTTTTCCCGATGGATGGCTTCGGCAGGCGGATGTGCTGATGAGCAAGGGCATCACGGCAGAGGATCTGACGGTGGTGGCGAATTGGATGCGGTCGCAGATGGCGCGGTCGCAGAACCGGGAGCAGAACTCGGTGGCGTTCAATGCGGCGAGCTTCGGCTGGGTGAAGATGTTCGGCGAGTTCGGCGCGAGCAATCAGCATGAGACTTTCATCGCTCGGCTCACGCTGGCGGAGGCCGCTCGCAAGCCCGCGGCTAGGGCCGTGCATGATCCGCGCACGGCGGCTGCACATCCGGTGAATGAGGAGGATCTGGCGAAGATGCGCGCGGCGAATGCTGCGGCTCTGGAGGAATTTGAGATGAAGATGCGCGGAGGACCGGGGCGATGAGCGATCCTGTCGTGCCACAACACACGGCTCCGGGCGTGCAGGCGGACCAGCGCACGCTGGGCTTCATTCGGGAGTGCGGCCTGACCGTGGAGATGGATGCGAGGGCGCTGCGGCGTCTGCACGCGGAGATCGAGAAGGTGCTGGCGGCGGCGACTTCGCCGGTAAGCACGATCCGCGAGAACTGCGGCAGCGATCCGGCGTCGCTGCCCGGCCAGCTCGTGACGGTGCTGCAAATGGGTGTCGGGTATTTCCGCGCGGCGGCGGATACGATCAAGGCGCTCTTTAAGGCGCGGAATGCGGCGCGGCGGTCGCACAGGAAGAAAGGAGACAAGTGAACGAGACGCGGAACCTGATCGAGATGGAGACGACTGCGGAGAAGGTGAAGTATCCTCGCGCGCAGGCGCTCCGGGTGGCCAGGGAACTCTGCGATGTGCTCGGGCCGCTGTGCGAGACGGACGATGCCGGTGTGCCGTTGCTGAAGGTGTGCGGTTCGCTGCGGCGGATGAAGGAGCAGGTGGGCGATGTGGAGATGGTGTTCGTGCCGAGGACGCGGTCGCTGTGCGCGGAGGAGCGCGACCTTTTCGGCGTCGTGACGCGCCCGGCGAAGACGGTGTATGAGACGCACCTGGTGATGGATCATCTCGTGTCGCACTGCGCGCTCTCGCGCCGGCTGAAGTGCGACGGCTCGCAGACGTGGGGGCAGTGGATTCGGCTCGCGGTGCATGTGGCGTCCGGCGTGCCGGTGGATTTTTTCGCCTGCTCGCGCGCGGCGTGGTGGAACATCGTGGCGTGCCGCACAGGTGGGGCTCGGAGCAATGTCGCCGTCGCGAGTGCGGCGATTGTGAAGGGCTGGCGCTGGGACATGGGGCCGGAGTCGCCGGGCTTCTGGCGTCCGCAGGGCCTTGGTCGGGAGTATCACGCGGTGCGCAGTGAGGCGGAGGTGTTTGAATTTGTGGGGATGCCCTGCAAGAAGCCGGAGGAACGCGAGTGAGCTTTTCCCGCGCACAGCAGCCGGAGTTTCGCAAGCTGGTGAAGCTGGCATGGGCGGCGCATTGCCGCATGGAGAGCTTGGCGGAGACGGACAAGGCCGGCGAGCGGGCTTGGTATGAGGCGCAGCTTTTCGAGGCGACGGGGAATTCGACGAGCCGCGCGTGCAATGCGGGGCGCGATTACGACCGGGCGATGGCGCATTTTGAGACGGTCGCGGGCTCGGGGGTGAAGTGGAATCTGCGGCTGTTTGGAGGGGATGCGAAGCGCATCCTGCATCAGCTCCGCGAGGTGAGTGACGAGCATCAACTCGACGAGGAGTATCTGCGCGGGGTGGCGAGGCGGATGCTGAATCGTGAGTATCTGCCGGAGCTGCACACGCTGTCGCGCGAGACGCTCATCACCATTCTGGGTGAGGTTAAGCGGCACATTCGCCGGGCGCTGAAACGCGGCCCGGCCGAGCAGGACGAGGTGGTGCCGTCCGTGAGCGGATTTCACCGGGTGCGGCGTGGGGTGGTGAGCCCGGAGAATTGTCCGTTCTAAGCCGATGAAGACGGTGGCGAAGTTGCGGGCGTTTCTGACGAGCGACGAGGCCAAGCTGCTGATGCGCACGAATGATCGAGCGCTCGCGGAACTGGTGCTGGAGGCGTTGCGCCTAGATGCCGCTGGGAAACAGAACGGGGCGCTGGCTCTGAGCGAGGCCGGGGCGATTGCGTTCCGGGCGCGGCAGCCGGAGCGGGAGGAACTGGTGGCTGCGATGTTCCGGCTTGCGTGATGGCGGCGATGATCGGCGTGTTTTTCGGAGGCTTGCAAGACCTTTGCATCGGGGCTGCTAAGCTCGAATCGGACGGCGGAGGTGTGTCTCATTCAGTTGCAAATGTTGCCGCAAGCGGTCTTCGCAGGCTCACATTCACTTTCCGGGCTTGGCCACGCCGCGGGTCTCTTTACTTCCGGGCTATTCCGGCTTGTTCCGGTGTTCTCAATCCTAGTGCAACAGATCA